AACATTAATCTAAAAGGGATAATGAAACCAGTGTTGCAGTTGGTGGATTTATCCCTTTTTTTTATTTTTAATTTATGTAAGCATTAAGTATAGATAGTTTTTCCTACCGAGAGCTATCTATACTTAAAGCTGCATACTTCGGAAATTGTATTGCACTTTCTTACACTTCAGTTCGGCTGCGTGTATTGGTCTTTTAAATATTTCCTCCATGGCAATCCCGAAAGTCATTGCTATGAAGCGCGTTTTTATATTGCGAACCCTCTACTTTCTTAAAACAAATAAACAAAATTTCTTTGTATAGGAGAATTATAATGTCTTATGGTCAAAATAAGGCGCAGGGTTTGGAAGCAATAAAAACCATTACCGGCGCGCCATGGAACGGACAACAAAATCCGTATCCGATTAAATCAGGTTACCCCAACAATATTTTTGTTGGAGATTTAGTTTACTTAGGTGGAGATGGTTATCTTCATAATTTATCTGATCTTGGCGTTGGTGCTTATGTAACCGCTCAAGCTCTTGGTGTTTTTAATGGATGTTCCTTTGTTGGATCTCCTGCTAACAGCATAGATTTTGCGAGTCCAGGCGGTCAATATTGGCCAGCAGCAACTGTTACATCAAATAGTCAAGATGCGACTGGATTTGTTATCGATGATCCATCGGTTGTCTTTAATATTCAAACAAATGGGGCTGGCCTTGCATTTGATGCTCAAGGTGGCACCGCATCTGTTTCTTATACCTATGTAGCGGGAAGCACTACTAATCCTACTGGTGATTTCAACAACGGTACATCTAGTCTGGTATTGAACTCAAGTTCTATTGGAACAGGTGCAACACTTAACCTTAGAGTACTGCGATTTGTTCCGGTTCCAGGAAACGTACCGTTAGCTGGTGGTCCAGCAATTCCGTTCAACAACGTAGAAGTGTTGATTCAAAATCATTCATTTGCAACACGTCCAGCTGGTCTATAGGGAGATTAAATTATGGCTATTATTAATAGGAGTAATATCAAATCATTACTGCAACCGATGTTGGATACAGTATTTTTTGATTATGATGTCTATCCAGCGTTATGGAAAGATATTTACAAGCAATATCACGGTGACAAAGCGGTCCAATACGAAATGGAAATGGAAGGGTTGCCTCTTGGTCAAATCAAGATGGAAGGTGGACCAGTTGCATCGGGTAGTATGGGTCAAGCATATGAAACTGCTTATGTTCATCAGTACTATGGCATTTCATTCCAAATTACACGTCCTGCAATTATGGACAACAAGTACAAATCTGATTTCCCTCAACAAGCAATGCAATTACGCAATTCATTGGATACTTTGAAGAATGTTAATGGCGCTTATATATTCAATAATGCGTTTAATGCTGCTTCAACAGTAAGTGACGGTTATCCTCTTTGTTCTACAACCCATCAGATTAAAACAGGTACATTGGCTAACACCTTTACGAATGGTGTTCAGTTTAATGAAGCTGCCATTGAGGATGCCATTACATTAATCAAATCATGGTCTAACTATGCTGGTATCAAGATCAACTTGAATTCAATCAAAGCATTAGTGCCACAAGCACGTGCATTTGATGCCGCAAGAGTTTTCAAATCTCAATTTAGAACCGGTACAGCAAATAATGATATCAGTGCAATTGTGCATGATAAGTATATGCCTGGCGGTTACATTGTTAACCAGTTTATTACGAATCCAAACTATTGGTTTATTTTAACTGATGAAGCAAATGGCTTTAAATATTACCTTCGTGAAGAATTAGATACTGATTTCATTACAGATATCAATACAGACAACGTAACTGTTCGAGCAATTGAACGTTATTCCTTTGGTTGTTCAAACTGGAGAGCTGTATTCGGCGCAAAAGGCGCGTAATTACCTTTAGGGAGAAAAATTATGTTTAATGCTAATGCTAATCTACCTTTAGGAACTTATGTTGAGGATGGGCTACGAAGTGGTCCATTCTATCCTGATCGTATCTCCGGTATTCCTGGTCAAACCGATGACAATGGAAGACTTCTATCTGTAACAGGGCAAGTGTATTCTACTACCCATAATACCTATGGGCCTGGAATGCTTTTTAGTCCAATTCAGACTTATAGAGCGGTTCCTTTACAGCCTAATCCTGCTGGAGGATTTACAGTTACTACTAACGTAGTGGCAGCAACTCCAGCAGCATCTATTACAGGTGCTGGGAATCTTGCCCTTAGATATGATAATTTTGTTACTTATCCAATTACGAATCCAGATGGAACTCAAGGGCTTCAGTTTGATTATCCCCGTGTTCCAACAGTTACTATTTCAGGGGCTATTGCAACCGCAGGTACGCGAGTTACTATATTTGGTTTTGATTACTATTATCAGCCGTTACAACATACTTATGTTGTATCTGCAATTGGTACTTATCCAACTGTAAACGCAGGTCCTCCTATTGCACTTAGTGTAGGCGCAAAATCCTTTTTTGGTATAACAAGAGTTTATATTGATCAGGCTTTAGGAGCGGGTTCAACAATTTCTGTAGGAGCTTCCAATATATTTGGATTGCCTTACGTAATAAATAGCTTCGGTAGCGTTCTAGGGATTGCTTGGGGAATAGATAGTGAATTAACTGGCGCACCAACAGTTGCCTATACAGCAGGTGAGCCGTTGGCTTCATTGGGTATGTTCCAAGTAGCTGATGATACACCAGTGGCGACTGCTACTACCTCAGATGTGCGCGGGCTTTATGCTCCATCCAGTGCTTCGAATGGCATATTGAAGCTTCTATTCACTTATTATGTTGATGGAGCGAATAATTTTGTTAATCAACAGGCAGCTATGAATTGGCCACAATTTAATAATGATACTGGATTGGTTTCAACGGTACCACCGCTAGCACCTGCAGATCTATATGGTGTACCTCAATTCTATACTGGCCAACCATCTTAAGGGGATAGAGCAATGAGCATTCCTATTGTCATTCCTTGGTTACCCGTGACTGGTAATACGGCTGCCGTTGCTCCCGTTCAGACATTGACAGCAGCTGGGCCATTAGCTTTAAACGCTAATGTGCCTAACCTGCCTAATGGTCCCTATCGTTTTGATAGAGTTGCAAGAACTGTAACGATTACAGGTGCAGGTAACTTTACCATTACAGGTATTGGTTCACCCGTTGATGCTAATGGAAATCCTACACAAGTTTACGCATTAATCTCAGAAGTAGTAGCTGGTGGCGCTACTTCAGTTAATGTTTATGTGGAAGTGAGTTCCATTGTCGCAGCGGCTGCCGGTGCTAATTACAGTGCAGGATTTGGAGCGACTGGTGTAACCGATTATGTCTTTTTAGATTATAACCGCACCATGTTTCAAACGACTGTTCAGGTGCAGGTTCTTAATTATACTGCAATCGTTGCAACTGTTTATCAATCTCTTTCCAAACCACAAACTGTTAATACTGTCTTTGGGAATTTGGATAATTTTCAGCCCATTCCCGCGTTTGCAGTTACAACCACAACTCCTGCTGGAACCCATAATCAGATCGGCAACACTTTTAGTCCTGTGACTATGGTATGGGCAACCATGAGTGCCACTGCAGGCGAAACCTTATACTTCACCGTCTTACAACAAGGATTACGATCATGAGTATGGAAAAATTCTTAAGCGAATGTAGATTTACTGGTGGATCTGCGCCATCTGATATGAAACCTAAGGGCGAGATTTCCGGTAAGCGTTCTTCCATGCCTTCACAAGCTTTATCTCGTGGGCGTGCTGAAGCCGTTAAATCTGGTGTTAATGCAAGTGCTATGGCAAAAGGTCGTGCCATGGGGCGTAGTCCTGGACCTAACCCTGCTCGTGAAATAGCAAAAGGTGCGGCTGATGCGCGCCGGTATGCAACAGGTGGACATATATCTAATAGAGCTATTGGCATGAAAGAATTGGCTGAAGCTCAAAGTCGTAATGAAAAACTCAATAGAGTTGGACATAAGAGGGGCGGTCGAGTTCGTCATGCTGAAGGTGGTAGAGAATCTCCTCGTGCCCATAGAAGCGGTGGTGGAGATTTCTGGGATGGCTTTAAATCTGGTTTTGGCGGTGTATTTAAAAATGTTGGTCATCTCTTTGGTTTAGCTGAAGGTGGACAACCCCCAATGGGACCTTCTGGTCGTCGTAATCCTAATGTGATGTACAAAGAAGGTGGTGAGACCAAAAAGCGTGGTGGTTCAGCTAAGCGTGAACATCATATGTTTGGTAGAGGTGTTGGAATGGGTGGCATGGGTATGATGGGTCATCGCCCTCCTCCATTTATGACTGGCACTAAGTGGGGTGCTAATGGTGGTATTGAGCAATTAAAAGAAGGTGGTCAACCTCCATTAAAAAAGGGCGGTAGAGCTCATGGTCGTGAGCATCATTTCTGGGGAACTCTAGCGGGCGCTTTGGCACCTATGGCTGTTGAAGGATTAGGTAAGTTATTCGGTTTAGCTGAAGGTGGCCAGCCTCCTCGTCGTAGTCGGGGTGGAAATGTTTCTGCTACATCCATGGTCAAGAAACTTCACAGTCCTTTAGAAAAAGAACCTCAGATGAAGGCGCCTGGAGCAACCAAGAAGAGTGTGCAAGAGGCTGAGCCACGTCATTATCGGGCACGTGGTGGATCGATGGTAGCTATGTATGAAAAGTTACACGGTCATCAAGCTACTGAGCCTCAAATGAAAATATTGGGAGCTACAAAGGCCAACACTAAGGATGGATTGCCTCATAGAGCAAGCAGAAGAGGTAGAAGATGATCAATAAGCAAAAATGGATTCAAAAAGCGATTAATCCTGCGAATAAGGGTACTTTGCATAAGATGTTAAAAGTTCCTACGGGTGAGAAAATACCTCAAGGAAAATTAGAACGAGCTGAGCATTCTCAGAATCCTCTTTTGAGGAAAAGAGCAAGACTAGCGGAGACATTAAAGGGCTTTCACCACTAAGGGATTTAAATGGCTACAACGAGCAATACTTACTTATTTGGAAGTAATACACAGCTCGATGATCTGTTTAGAGAAGCTTATGAGCGCATTGGCATTATAGGAAACGATCAAACTCCTTTAAATGTCGAATCTGCAATCATGTCGGGTAATTTAGAATTATCATCGTGGCCAGGACGAGGATTAAACCTTTGGTTAATCCAAAGGGAGATGTTTACCCTTTATCCCAATCAGCCGATCTATCAGCTACCTGTTAATACTGTTCGGGTACTAGAAGTAGTTGCATCTTCACCTACACGTTTAAATACGGGTGGTACAGCATATTCTTCTAATGGGGGAAGTCCTCAAAATTGCTTTGATCCTAATGCTACTGCTGGATGTACGCAAACGGCTCCTAATGGCAATATCTCTTATGATTATGGTTTAGGTAATAGCAATTCTATTCTTTATGTAGGTATTACGCCTCTAGCTCAAGCGACTTATAGCTTAGTGGTGGAGTATTCCTTTGATAATGTTAACTGGTTTTCTATATACACTGCTCCTTCTCAAACTTATTTTGCTAATCAGATTAAATGGTTTGTGATTGAAAATGCTTTAAATGCAAGAGTATGGAGAATTAGAGAAACAGGCGGCGCTACGCTCGCCATTCAGCAAATATATTTTACGCAACCTACCAATGTTGGATCAGGAGATAGGCTTTTAACCGCATTATCACGTTCTGAATGGATATCGATTGCCACTAAGATGAATACCGGGTTTCCTTCGGGATATTATTTTAACCAAACAGTTAATCCAACCATAGCTTTATGGCCAGTTCCAGGTCCAGGCAATATCAATTATACCAATATTTTGTATAGCAACTATCGTTATGCTCAAGATATTACGCAAATGTTTCAAAATGTTGAAGTTCCTCAACGCTTTTATGATGCTTTAGTTGCAGGAATAGCTTGTCGTTTAGCCCTTAAATTTGCTGCTGATCGTTATCCATTAATGAAGCAAGAAGCCTTTGAAGCCTATGCCTTAGCCGCTAAGACTGACTTTGAAAACGTCACCATCAGGTTTAATCCTGATTTTACTTCGTATAGGGGGTAATCATGCGTGTTCGTAATCACGGTAAATACACCCATATGCGTAAAAACAATCCCCGAGCGATTGCGCGTTGTGATTTTAGTGGATTTATGGTGGCTTATTCATCTCTTAGGCGCCAAATGGAATATACCGGCAGTGGTTTGGTTTGGACGGGATATTACGTAAGTTCTCGTTTTTTAGATAGGCCAAATGCGCAAAATCTGATGCCTTTAATGAAGTTGGATCCGGTTCCACTTCCTAATTCACGCCCAGATAATGAAGTTGAGGCCCAAAACACGCTGGCTACAAGTGTTGGAGTATTGAGTTTACAAGTTGGCGGCAATGTAAACGTTACGTTGACAATTGAGCAATTCCATAATGGTGTCTTCAATTTTTTAGGGGAATTAACAGGCGATATTATTGTTTATGTACCTAATACCTACAATCAATTTTACGCCAATAATTTAACTACAGGTGCATTCACCTTGAGCATGCAGGTTACAGGAAATCCTTCGCCTGCATTACGTATACCACCAGCGGATCCTATTACACTCCAGGGTCCAATGGTGGTAAATCCCACTCTTTCCAACCTTCAATTTGTTAAAGGATAAATCATATGGCTGATGCTCCAAATACCTCAAGTTACATTTTAGAGTCTGCAGATACTGCGGATTTACCTAATTCTCGCACATTAAACCCAGCATCGGCTTCAGGTGGTATACGTATCCAAGATTCAGGTGCCGGTGGCGCTTTATCTATCGATACTGTAGGTAATCTGTCAGCTCTTAATGCTTATGCCACTAATGGATTGATGGCCTATAACTCTGCTGGTTCTCCTGTATTTTCAGGAAAAACAATCATGGGAAGTTCTTCCATTAATGTGGTTAATGGTAATGGAGTAAGTGGTAATCCGACTCTTTCTGTTATTGATGACACCAGCATTCAGCAGATTAATTTACAATTAAATACGGCTAGTGATCAGGCAGGCACAACGGCTGCTACGGATAGCACATTGAATTTGATTGCAGGAACTGGTGTTTCTATAGGCATTACTCCAAACGGAACCTATAACCGTGCTGATATTACAATTTCCGCACCCGCTAGTGTTATTCCTAATCCACTTCCGGTTAACCAAGGCGGTACAGGACGTCAGACTTTAACTGCTAATGCTATATTGTTGGGGGCAGGCACCTCACCGATTGCTTCTGTTGGACCTTTAACCAATGGTCAATTAATAGTTGGTTCGACTGGAAATGTACCCGTAGCAACCACCTTAACAGCAGGTGCTGGGATTCAGATTACTAATGCAGCCGGATCCATAACTATCACGAATACCGGTGGTGGCGGAGGCTCAGGCCTTACTTCAGTAGGATTAACTTCTGACCGCTCTACTGCAGTCATTACGGGATCGCCTTTAACTTCCAATGGTGCGATAAATATCGAGATTCCTAACTGGGCTACGGTAGCTGCGGCTGCCGATACCAGTATTCAAATGCAAAACTCAAACCTTGCTTTTTTGGGTTCTATGGATTTTGCATATGGCAATGCAGGCGATACAATAATTTTGCAAGGCACTCCTAACTCTATGCCTCCTGGAATTAAGATTACACAAGGTCTCACTTTGGATGTGGGTATTATTTATGATAACTTTTTCAATCCTATAGGTGGAACTGGTACAGCTGGTCAGGTATTAGCTCTTGTTAGTAATCCATCTGGAAGCAATCCAGGAACTCCTCAAGCTCTACATTGGGTTAATGCAGGTGGTGGAGGTGGAGGAGTTCCTTATACCACTACTCCAGCTACGAACTTACAAGTTGGTAATGCTACAAATCTTGGAACTGGCGCTGTTAATAACGTTATTTTCAGCCCTACGGCCTATGGGAGTTTAACAGGTGAAGAAAATACCTTTGTGGGGTCTACAGCTGGCGCAACCCTAACTACAGGAGGTAGTAATACCTTTATTGGATTTGGGGCGGGTAATGGAATAACAGTCGGCGGGGGAAATACGGCCATTGGTTATGAGACTGGACCAATAACTGGTAGCTCCAATGGATGTATTTTTATTGGTAATGAGGCCCAAGCAGATGTTGCTAATTTAGTAAATGCAATTCTTATGGGTGACCAATCACGTATATCTGTCTCTGACGCATGCGTTATTGGTAATGAGCAAGACCAGATGGTATTGGGCATAGGGACTAAGTCTCCTAATTCAAATGCTCAGATACATCTATCCCAAGCAGGAGGCTCACCTACTCCGTCAGCTATTATTATAGAAAGCATGACGGGAAGTGATGTTGATTTCTATACATCTCCAGCTGGTTTGCCCGCTAATAGCCTGTATTTTGCCCAAGGAAATATTAGTAATGCCGCATCCGTTCCTTTAATGGCAACTGGCTCCAGTGTAAAAATGGGAGGTGTTGCTTTATATAACACAGAAACATTAGTTTCTGGAGTTTATCCTGTCGGTGCAGTTCCTTATACAGCAAATTCAGCCCCAAATTATCTAAATTTTTCTGCAGCCCCAACCACTGATGGAACATATGGTTTTGGGTTAGAGATAAGTGCAGGAAATATTTCACCTCATTGGTTTACGGCGCCCGCATCGGTCTCTGAATTGGCAGCTTCTGTTGCATTTATTGGTCAATCTACACCTCAGCCACCACCAACTCAGTTGACCTCTTATATTGCTTTTCCTGATCCAACTGCTCCTGACAATCCAACTGAGTTTGAATTGCCCTTTGATTTTACGCTTGGAAACTCTTTCAGAATTGTAGGGCTAAATCCTTATGGGTGGGTTCTTTCTACTGCATTAGGGTCCGGGATTACACAAAAGATTGTTTATAACGATCAAGTGGTGACTGGAGACAATGCTACGCTTGCTGGAATTCAATGTGATCCCGTATATGCAACTTCCCCAGCTGCTGAATATTTAAGTACATCGATTGAATTGGTATACGCAAAACTTCAAGACGATGGAGCGCAGGTTTGGGTGATTTATGCCGGTCAAGGCGTTATTGATCTATTCCAATCATAAGGAGAATTAACTATGTCTACAACGAATGCAATTAATCTCTTAAACACTACTTTTGGTGATAAGACGATTACGACAAATACAGGTCCATTGGTTATTACTAATGGTATTAATGCCCAAGGTGGTGGTATTTCTACGATTGCTTATCTACTGATTGGCACTACTCTTAATATGAATGGAACTCCTGTAACTAATGCAGATAGTTATAATTTAAATACAACTGAAGGCCTAGACTTTTTAAAGATAATGGGAAGTGCTTCAGGTGCTAGTGGCAGTGGCGCCAATGGTCTGTGGGTGACTAACACGATAGATACTGGAAACGTTTATGATACCCATTTTAATCCGGTTCCTCTTCAGAGTTTTATTCCTTATCCAACGGGATCTTCTGACCCTATTTCTTTTGGAAAAGCTTATTTAGCGACCGATCCAAATGATATAGGAGAGACTGAATTTGCCATGCCTACGACAGGTGTTGAGGTTGGGCAAGTCTTACAGATTAGTGGTAGTGGTGCTAGCACATGGTCTCTGAACATTAGTTCAGGGCAAGCGATTTTTATGGACGACATCTTCATATCCGATAGTGGCAAATTAACTGCTTTAACTAATAGAGCAAGCGTGACCTTAGTTTGTACGGCATTTAGCCCGGGCAATCAACTGTTCTCAGTGATTAACTCATTTGGAGTTTTGGATTTGACGTAGAAGCTTTTTTGGGCGGCGTCGCTCAAGAAGGAGGGCGAAAGCTCTTGAATTAATAACTTAATTAAGGATTAAAATTATGGCTTTAAATAACGCAATTAACTCCCCTCTCTTAGGTGGGATTCCTGGCGCTCTTCCAGTAACTTCTGGTGGTACTGGTGCTACTTCTTTAACCGCAGGTGTTTTACTTGGTAACGGAACTGGTGCTGTAACTTCAACAGCTATCTTGGACGTTGCACAAGGTGGTACTGGTGCAGCAACACTAACCTCACATGGTGTTTTGCTTGGTAGCGGAACTTCTGCAGTCACAGCAACTGCTGAACTCAGTAATGGTCAATTACTAATCGGTTCAACTGGTAATGCTCCTAGTGCCGCTTCTTTAACTGCTGGCTCTGGTATCACTATCACTCCAGGTGCTGGATCAATCACGATCGCTGCTACTGGCTCTTTATCGTTCACTAACGTTACAGGCACAAGCCAAACGATGGTAGCGGGCGCTTCTTATCTAGCAAGTAACGCTGCTCAAACAACCTTTACGCTTCCAGCAGCAGCCGCTGTAGGAACTGCAATGAACATTGCATCTGCTCCGGCGAATGCGGGTGGTTGGACAGTTGTTCAAGGATCTGGTCAAAGCATTCAAGTAGGTAATTCAGCAAGCACGACTGGTGCAGGTGGATCAATTACATCTACATCATCTGTTGGTGGAGATTCTTTGCAAATTGTATGTACCGTTGCTAATACCACTTGGGTTGCTTACACAGCTCCTCAAGGAAGTTTGACTATCGTTTAAATACAAAAAGAGGGGCTCTTTGGAGTCCCTCCTTAATACAGAAGGGAACTACCATGGCAACTTTAAATAATGCAATCAATGCAATACCACCTACTTACTCTTCGGTAACGATGGCATCAGCAATTACATCTCCGGTAACCATTACTAATGGATCATCAACATCATTAGCAACAAATGCGATGAATTCCTATCTACAACGGTTAGTACGTAATACATCACCTAATGCATCGGAAACTCTTCTGTTTGGTGTGAGTATGGGCATCACAGGAATTTTAACGACCGGTGGGAATGTTCAATGTTGGATTGAAACTGATCAAATGACAGGTCTTACACCCACTATTTCTGCTCAATATTCTATTGGTTCTGTTGCTGTTGTGGTTACACCTTCCAATTTGTACATGCAAATTCCTATGCTTATTAGTCAAATCGCTAATGCTGGAAATACAACATTTTCAGTTGTGATTAAGAATAATACAGGTGTGGTTTTATCTCTTAATAGCATATCAACTTATGTGCCCGTTACTTACTTATATGGAGGATTCCAAACAAGCTAATGGCCTTTGTTCTTACATATAACACGCTAACTCAAGCCGTTCTGGACTACTTAGAACGTAATGGAGAAACATTAGTTGATAATGTGCCTCTATTTATCATGCTGGGAGAGCGTCGCATATCTCGTGATTTAAAGATTTTAGGCTTGAAAGTTGATATTACCGATACGATTCCCGCAGGAACCTCCGTTTTTGCAAAGCCAACTCGTTGGTTGAATGATTCTTCCTTTAACATTGGAACAGGCACTTCAAACAATACCAGAGTCTTTCTTTTGCAACGTTCTTATGAGTGGTGTCGTACCTATTGGCCTGATCCTACGCAAACAGGACAGCCTAAATATTACGCAAGTGATTACAATTATGACTCCTGGTTTGTCGTACCTACTCCAGATGTAGATTATCCTTATGAGATTATGTATTACCAAACACCTCCATTAATTGATGAAACAATTTCTACAAATTTTTTAACCGGTGGAGTTCCTGAAGCTCTTTTATATGCAACGTTGTTAGAAACCGCTGTGTATTTAAAAGACGATGAACGGGTGGCCGTATGGACAGATTATTATGAAAAAGCCAAGGCAAACATTGGCGCAGAAGATATGAAGCGCGTTTATGACGCTTATAGCAAAAGGGGTGGATAATGCCTATTAATGTATTTGGCCAAGGTGCCGTTCAAACAGCTTATGTCAGTTATCTCGAATTTGATATCAGCGCTAATAGTTTAACGCTGGTATGGCCTACATCTTATGTAGATGTTCCCTATACGAATCCCACTACAGGCATTCATTACAATGTCCTAGCAGCTTCGATGACAGTAACTGCATCTGGTGGTGGTCATACGATTACGTTGCCTAATGCCATGCAAGGATCGGTTGGATATAACTTTATTGTCACCAACACCAGCGGAACAGCTTTTAATATCCTCTTAAATGATGGGACGACGGTTCTATTGTCAGTGACAACCGGACTGAATGCTAATAGTTTTTGGGTTCAATTAACGGACAATTCCACTACAAATGGAACTTGGAGATTTCTTACTTTTGGTGCAGGATCTTCCACCGTTCAACCAACTTCTTTAGCAGGACCTGGTTTGGTTCCTTATCCGGTAGATACAACGAAATTATCTACCAATATGCCTGTTCAGCAAAAGACTGCAAATTATACGGTTGCTCAAACTGATCGAGCGAGTTTGATTATTTGGAAAGGAGGAGGTGGAACGATTACTCTTCCGACTGGATCTGTAGTAACAGGCTTTTATGTCTCGGTACACAATCAAGGAAGTGCTTCCATCACTATTACAACGCCCACTCCTTCCCTTACACCTCCTCCAGGTTCTGGTTTAATTGATGCTTCTTTAAGTCTTGCTCTTGAACTTGGGCAATCCACCATGTTGATATGGGATGGAGTAAACTGGTGGACATTAGGTTTAGGTTCCGTTGATTTTAATGCCATATCGACTAATACTGTAGTTATATCAACCGCTAATACCACCTTAACTGCGGAGCAAGCATTAAGTCAGATTCAGCTATGTGTAGGGCTTTTAACAGCAAACTCGACTGTCTATTTCCCTGATTCAACCAATGATTGGTATATCGCTAATAACACAACAGGTGCATTCACCTTGTCTGTTTGTGCAGGAGAGCCTGGTTCTCAAGTTGGATCTCCTACAATTATTCCTCAAGGCAATCGAGAGATCTTTTATGCGGTAACCGGATCTGGAATGTTTAATATTCCTAATAATATTCCCGATGAAAATACTTTTCCTGATGGAACTGCGGCAGCTCCTGGTGTGTCTTTTACAGATGATACAACGACTGGGTTTTACCGGAGAACTGGCCCCACTATTTTAGGAGCATCGGTAAGTGGTGCCGCTCAAGCGACCTTTACAACCACTGGAATTAATATACCAGCTGGAAAATTTGTAACATTAGATAATGGATCAGCAGCAGCGCCTTCATTAAGATTTACAGGCGCTACAACTGCAGGTCTTTATCAAGTAAGTGGTAATGTAGGAATTTCTGTAGGTGGTGTAAGTAAAGCAACATTTACCGGTAGTGGATTTAATGTACTAGGAGCTGGTACTCAAAACGTAAATATTAATGGAAGTAATGCAACAATAACTACTACTGATAATGGTGGCGATATTGGTGCTATTTCAATAATTGGAGCGGGTTCTTCTCCGAGTAATAATTCTCTTTTACAGATTGGAGTAGGTCCTAATAATTTAGTGACGATAGGATCTTCTGGAGCAGGCGTAGGATCAGATTGGAAATATGTTAATACAGCTAGTACTATAATTAACCAAGTACGTTTAGGAGGAAATACAACCTCTACTTTTTTAAGATTATTTTCTTCATTAAGTGGGGCTAACTTTCAACAACTTACCTTGACGGCTAATGATAATGGTCCTTTTACCATTACGACTCAAACAGCAGTAACACCTCATATTGGACTAAGTATGGATCAAAATGGTGTAGTGACTTTCCCTGCTGCGAACGCTGCAACTTTAACAGCACTAATGCCTACTTCAGTTAATGGAGCACTTGCCTATTTTAATGGAACGAACTGGATAACTTTAGCGCCTGGAACCAATGGACAGGTTTTAACCATGACTGGAGGAATACCAGCATGGGCTTAGTCAGAGGTAAATTCTTGAAGAACGATACATTCTTCCATGCGATTCAGGTCACTTTAAAGAATGAAGGTGGTTATATTAATAATCCGGATGATCCTGGAGGTGAGACCAACTTTGGGATCTCAAAACATAGCCACCCTGATCTAGATATCGCGAATCTGACTTTAGATCAAGCGATTGCAATCTATAAAAGACATTATTGGGATAATCAGGCTTATAAAGATATCAATGATCCTACACTAGCTGCCAAAGTCTTTGATATGGCCGTGAATATGGGGCCAGTTAAGGCTAATAAATTACTCCAAAAAGCAGTGGGAACTTTAGTCGTTGATGGCTTCTTAGGGCCTTTATCTCTCGCTGCCATCAATTCTTATGATCCGGCCAAGTTATTAGCTAACTTCAAAGATCAATGTGCAGCCTTTTATCAATCATTAGTCCTTAAGAGACCTTCTAACATGGAATTCTTAAAGGGCTGGTTAAATAGGGTGAATCAATGAAGAATTACATTGTCCAAGAGTTAATTTCTCAACCCGGTATTCAAAGGGATGGCACGCAATTTGCAGCACATAATTACATTGATGGACAATGGGTACGCTTTTATATGAATCGACCACGCAAGATTGGTGGATATGATCTTATTGATGTGGGTAATAATGAAATTATCCGAGATATCTTTAACGTAGATAAGCCTAATTCAGTAGATACTTATTTAGGTAGAGCTACGACTTTGAAGTTCATCAATTTTGATTTTAATGCGGGCCATAGTTCAGAAATTGACAGAATCACAGGCAATCCAGACTTTGTTCCCGATGTTAATAATGTTTGGGATTTTGACTTATATACCAATACTCAAGATACATCTGCCTCAACTGCTTTTATCGTAGCGCAAGCTTGTCCTAATGGGGATGATGTCAGTAATACAACGGAGGGCGCTATCTTTTATGGGGATATTACTACTACTGATCTCTTAAAGACGATTGTTTATACGACTGGAGAGCCGGTAGTTGTAAGTGGAGGAATTTGCTTTTCTTCACCTGTGCTTGTGGCCTATGGAGATAATGGATTAATTCGATGGTCACCTATAGATGATATTAGTAATTGGGATCCGGAATCTAATCTTGTTATTGCTAATGCCAAAATTATAAAAATGTATCGTACCAGGGGTTCTGTATCTCAAATGCTTGCATGGACTCTTAGTAGCTTAATTCAAGTTACTTTTGCGCCTACCTTAGCTGGAGATACTGTAGTTCCTAACTTTGCTAAAAGCACCATTCAGGACAACATTACGGTGATTTCTCCCGATTGTATTGTGGAATATGACCAGCAGTTCTTTTGGATAGGAATTGATCAATTTTACTACTTTAATGGAATTGTGCAGCGTTTAGAGAACTCCATGTCCTCTGATTGGTTCTTTTTAAATGTGAACTTACAAGCTAGATCTAAAATCTGGGGTATGGTCATTCCTCGCTTTAAGGAAATCTGGTGGTTTTATCCTAAGGGGGATGCAACCGAATGTAGTGATGTGATTATTTACAATGTAGAACTAAAGGTTTGGTATGACTCAGTTATAGGTCGCTCAGCTGGCGTTTCTTCTGGTACATTCCCGTTCCCAATGATGGCTGATACCCAACTGGTGCGAACCAAAAACAATTCACAATTTATTTATACCTATGGGCTTTGGAGACATGAGTTTGGAGTGAATCGAGTTGTATTCAGTAATGTGCAAGCCATTGAGTCGTATTTTGAGACTCATATTATGACCTTATTTGCAGGAGATGCGAATAACAATCGATTAATGCGTGTTCGTCGTATTGAACCTGACTTCTTTAATGTTGAAGGTGGAAATTCCAATATGACAGTAACCGTAAAGACCCGTAACTTTGCTCAAAGTGTACCTGCGCTTATTGGTCCGATTCCCTTTGATAATACGACTGAAAAGATTGATACAGTTACTAGTCAGGGACGTTTAGTCAGCTTTGTTTTTGATAGCAATGTGGAAAATGGATTTTACCAGGCCGGGAAAATTCTCATCGATTATGAGGTGGGCGATGTTAATCCATAAGGGGGTCTCATGGCTAATATAGTATTACCTTTAAACATAGATTTTATGGAGTGGGCAAGTCAGATTCGCATTGATTTACCTACCGTTGCCATACCGATACCAAGCTCAGTTGACTCATGGAGAGATTGGGCATGTCAAACCGTTAGTGATAATAATCTTTCATTTGTTCCAGCACCTACGGGACTAATTTTCTCTAAAAAGGAGGATTGGAAAAAATGGGCATGTTATTTCATTAACAGTGTGTATACTTAAAATATAACTTCAGAATAGGAACTTATCATGTACCAATTAAATAATCAATTACCTGCTCCTTATGAGCTACAGCATCCAGCTCAGGGACAACCAATACCTCCTGTAACTGGTCAACCTGCTCAAGCATTTGCCAGAGGTGGCAGGGCTAAGAAAATGGTTCTAGCCCATATGAATCCTCAAGAATTACATATTTTGGATCACTTACAAGGAAAGATTGAGCGATGCCCAAAATCAGGTGTTCGTTCCTACCATGGAATTGAAGAGCTTTTAAAGAATCCTCACATTGTGGCTCAAGTTCATCATCATACTGCAGAACACCATGCAGCTGGTGGATTGGCTCCTCATTATGCTTCGGGTGGTTTAACTCCTCATTATGATCATGGTGGATCACTAGATCAAATGGCTGCTGGTGGTCGTCATGGAGATACAGAAATTGCTTTAATTGGTCCTCATACGCATCATTTGTTTGATCAATTGGTGCATCACAAGACTCGTAATCCTCATGATGGACATCCTGAGTATTTCTCTCTTGGGGGAATGCTAGGAGGATTATGGAATACAGTAAAAGGCGTTGGCTCTAAGCTTCTTCCAGCGGTTCTTCCAATGGCTCAGCAATTCCTTGGTGGAAAAGGTAAGTTAGGTCAAATGGCAAGCGCTGGTTTGGGTATGGCAGCACCTCATCTTCAAGGAATGGCTGATCGTGCTGGTGCGGGCAATCCAATTGGGCAAGCAATTGGTTCAGGATTAAGTCGTATGGCTCAATCTCGTGGCCAAGGTAACAGTTGGGGGCAAGCTGCAGGTCATGGAATGGCTGAAACGGGACGTGGATTTGGTGGCGCTCCTATAGGTGCTGCAATACAAGGTATGGGTGAATCTATGGGGCGTGGTGAAAGCCCAATGCAAGCGATGAGACATGGTGCTGGCCGTGGATTTAATCAGATGGGCGGTGCAAGTGGGGTTGCTGATATGGCAAGAAATATTATGGCTAATAGAGGCCAAGGTGCTCGTGGTATGATGCAAGCAGCGGGTCGTGAAGCTAGAGGTATGATGCCTAATCGTGCAGGTATTGAGCGTCAGAATCTATGGGATCAATACAACGACATGGATAACTTTTAAAACTTAACTGAGGTACAAATATGGCCAAGAGCATAAAAAATGCACCTCTTCCACCATGGATGTTAGGTGCACAAAAGATTAACGATCAGAATATGATTGTTGTGCATATGAATAATGGTGAATTAGAGGGGTTGGATAATCTCCAAGGAGGACCGTCTGTTGATGAAGCAACGGGAATTCGTGAATATTCTGCTCTTGGCCCTATTATTGAAATGCCGGAGATTCAGAAAATCTTCCATCAAGTTAATGATGAGATTGGGAACCATGGTGATATATCACCGGGTATGAAAAAGATCTATGAGACAACTAAAGAACATTCTTTGCCTTATCGGGAAACCGAAGATGAAGAACATAATCCTTTAAAGGCGATGGAAAAAACGGGAAGAGATGGAGATAAAAAATTAGCATTCATTCCCCTTAATTTAGCTTATTTCCTCATTGAATTGCGGCATGTCCCAAGCGTGAATCCTAAAACTGGATTATTAGAATTTAAACCTTGGTACAAAAAATTAGGCAGAACTTTTAGAAATGTTGTGCGTGTAGCAGGTACCATTGGGGGCGCTGTTTTCGGGGGTCCATTAGGTGCAGGTGCAGGCCGTGCTTTAGCCGGAATGGTTACTGGTCAAAGATTGCCAGATGCCTTTCGAAGTGGTTTAACCCATATGGGAAGAGCAGGCATTGTCAGTGGTATTGGCGGTCTTGCTAATTCTATGGCACCAGGTATTGGTCAAGCTATAGGGGGGCATTTACCTGGCGCAGTAAGTAATGCAGCCAGTCAATTCTTTACGGGTCCTATGTCAACTATGGGAATGCTAAATGGTGTTGGAAACGCTATTGGAATGGGTAGTGGAGCTCAAGCAGCCGCCGCTACTCAAGCTGCAGCAGTTCCAGGATCAGAACTAATGTTAAGAGGGAGCGCTGCTGCAAAACTAGCAGCTACTGAAGCAGCAAAAACAGCAGCCCAAACAGGAGGTGGATTGGGTGGTTTATTAGGAAAAGCCGCTGGGTGGGCGCCATTAGCTATGACTGGTATTGGGATGTTAGGTGAGCGTCAAAAGCACAAAGAAGATCGAAAGAGGCATCGTGAGCATGAAGATAAGATTGCTCGGTACCAAGAAGAAATGGGATACAATCGTGATTTAGGGCCAGTAAGAAAGGCTAGAAAAGTTAATCCAGGTTATTTTGATATGGATCCTGAGGCTTATCAAGCAGGACATTTTCCATCTGCATTTTTAGAGGATGAAGAGCCAGGATATTTTGCTAGGGGAGGTCTCGTTAAGTCTTATAGCAAAGGAACTTTGGTTAAGGGTCCTGGTAAGGGGCAAGCAGATTTAATTAAGACATCTGTACCGGAGGGGTCTTATATCATTGATGCATCTTCAACATCAGCTTTTGGAGATGGATCTAGTTCGGCAGGAGCTGAAGTTTTAAAGCAATTTGAGAATCAGATTAAGCGTAAATATCCTCAGAAGTTTGTCAAAAAAGTGGAAAAGGTTATTAGTACCAAGACTAAACAGGTGCCTGTATGGTTATCTAATGATGAATATAAGTTTGATCCTGTAACGGTTACTTTATTGGGTGAGGGAAGTAATAAACGTGGTGCAGATGCATTGAAAAAAGCAGTGATTAAACTTCGTAAACATAAGATTAGTAAGGGTGATGAATTACCGCCTAAGGCAAAGCATCCAAGTTATTATATACCTAATGGGAGATTCTAAATGCCAAAAACACCAATAAGTATGGGCGGAGAATATGTTCCAGGTACAACAGAATTAGCAATGCCTGGACTGTCTAAATGGCAGAATCAGTTTCTACATGGATTGTATCAACAAACTCGCGACTGGATGAATCAGGATCGAGCAACTTATGGCGCAATTACACCGGAAACTCAAGAAAAAATAGATGCACTTAAGCGCATAATAGATGCAGAACAAAAAGGTGGAATTCCAGTATCGATCACTGGACGCGGAAAAAAGATATTATTCCACCCTTCTGAAGTTTATAAAGCTGCTCATGATACAAGATATGCGACAAAACTTTATCAAGAAGCCACTGGCCATGAAAGAGTATTGCCCCAAGATGTAGCTGAGTTTCAGCAGCGATTATCAATGCAATATCCTGAAGTGACTTCAGTGGGACAACCACAAGGTGTGCCTCCATCGGTTATGCCATCTATACGAGAAGAAGAACCTGATGATGCATGGGCAAGCGCATCTCAACCAGATAGAAGGCGTGGATCAGTGATATCAGAAGCTTCTAGATTGGTAAGTCAAGCGCCTTCTAGAGATCAAAGTCGGCGTCCAAGTTCAGTTTCATCTGCTGCTTCCGAGATATCCCTTTTAGGGCAGCAGATGAAACTGAATAAGTTTAACGCACAACGAGGTAAGCCATTTACATTAATTCCGGGTGCAACACCAGATATACAACATCAGATGGAACAGCTGAAGAGACATAATGCATTAAGAGCAAAAAAGGGTCGCCCTGCTTTGGCCTCTCTCCCAACATGGGTTGTGCCTGTAGAAGCTAGTAATGCCCCCTTAACAAATTCAGAACTGCTAGCGATTAAAAAACAAGCACATCAAGAAAGAATGGCGGCAAGAAGTACTGGTAGTATGGAGGAAAGTGATTTTGCTCCAGCCCCCTCTTCTGCTCCCCCCTTAACATTCCAACAAAGAATAGCGATCAAAAAACAACAACACCAAGAAAGAATGGCGGCAAGACCCTTAATTAATGCAGAGGAAAGAGTTAGAAAACAACGAGAGTTACAAGATATACATAAAGGTTTAGGTAGACTTGCGCCATTATCAGAAGAGTACGAGCAAGCCCAACGTATGTTTGAGAGAGATATTGGAAGACATGATGAGACATTTGATACAGCACATCGTGAGCTAGAAGCCGTTAAACATCATAGTCCTAGTCGTGCCATTGAGCCTTTTGTTGATGCAGGAGATGAGGAAGCGCCAGCCTATATTGATCGCTATATTGATCGCTATCGAAAGAATGTCATTGGAGCTCTAAAAGATGAAAGGAAGCAAAGTTTCTTAGAGGAAGTGATGCCGAATATTAACATGAGTTATGCTCAACATGGATCTTTTCATGGTGGCGTTAGAAATATTGCCATTAGAAAAGCTGCTGAAGCTCAGGAAAAATCTTTACAACGAGAAATTGCCAGATTGATGAGCCAAGCTGAGCACCAAGGTATGGAACAGTATAATAAGCATCGCGCTCATCGATTAGGTGCAGGTGAATTAGCTAGAGGAGCAGCAGAAGCTGATCAACGAGCAGGATTACAAACAGCGACTGCATTACCTCATTTAGCGGCTCAAAGAACAGCTTTAGATACAGCGCAACAAGAGCAATTAAAGGGATTTGGGGCAGCTAGGCAACGACAGGATCAAGCACTTCGTGATTTGAGTTATGGAGAATTTAGGGAAGCAGAGCAAGATAGAGCTAATAGACTTGCTCAAGGATCAAATATTGCAAGAGGACATCAAACAGCTCCGATGGTAATGACTTCTACATCTGGTGGGCCACCTGTGGCTCCTCAAGAGGCTAATATGGTGATGGGATTATTAGGACAAGCTTTAGGGCAGCGTGCTCCTGCACCTCAAGGAGGTTTTTACTCTAAAGGTGGGCACGTTAAGAAGAGGTTTGCGGATGGCGGACATGTGCAACATTATCATGAATTGGGCAAACATGTTCAGCCATTGCAGCATGAAGGTGATATGCAGCAGATTGCTGGTGAATTTAGAAATCATCAAGAACCAGATACTTGGATGGATAGAGTTAGTCAGCAGGCATTGATGAATGTGCGTGGAAGTCCATTAGCTAATATCGGTCGTGGTGCAGTTATGGCTCATGCTGATCGTGATAGTGCTCGTATGCGTATGATGCAAGCTAAGGAAAAAGCTGCGAATTTATACGAAGCGATTAATAATACACGGATGAAGCAGCATGAAATTTTAGCAGCTTATGAGAATAAGCGTATGGAGATGGGTGAAGTTGCCCGTCATCATGGAGCCATGGAAGGTCATCGTGCATCGGAAGTTCAAGCTAAATGGGCTAAAGCAAATCAAGAGCCTGGATTACCTAAATTAGATAAGGCCAATGCTCGTGTATTAGAGCAAGCAAATCAGAGTTTATTAAATGCACCTACTTTAATTGAAGATCTGGATCGTTTAGAGGATTTATCGAATAAGATTGTAACTGGTACGGCTACTACTAAGATGGGAATCACTAATGATCCTTATACGCAAGCTAAATTAGGGCAAGGTACTCAAGAAGATCTAGATGAGTTTGATAAAGTAGCCAATGATTTAGTAGTAAAAGCAACATCGGCATTTGGTCAAAGAGGCGGTGCGCGTATTGCTGCATTAATTGAGAAATCCAAACCTCATCGAGGAATGAGCCGTAAGGGTATTCAAAAAGTTATTAAGAATATGAAGGGCACATTGCATGAAGAAATGGAACGGGCTCAGCATATTAGTGAGTCTTATGAAAGTGGCGTATTACCAACATTAGCATTAGGGCAATATTCTAGAGGCAAAGCTAAGGGTGGTCATAAAAAACAAGAAGAACATGCACCTGAAAGTCATGATGTATCCTCATTATCCACTGAAGAACTACTAAGGATTGCAAACTCATGAGTGTAACTAAAGCCCAAGCAATCGCAGAACTTAAAAGACGTGGGGTATCTTTAGGACCTACTAAAGAACAAGCTATTGCTGAGCTTAAAAGACGTGGTGCTTATCAAGAACCTAGATCTATTGGTAAATCTTTAGCTAAGGGCGCACGTAATGTGGCAGCCGGGTTAATGGAAATTCCTTATTTATTAGCTACTCCTATTCGTGAAGGACTTAACTTAGGTTCTAAAGCGCTAGGATCAGATTATAGGTTTAAGCCTATGTCTGAAAATGTTGCTGAAGGAATTGATAGGGCAACTGAAGGATATACAGCACCTGAGACTGATCAAGATAAAACCATTGAATCGGTAACGCGCAGTCTAGCATCATTGCCTGCGGGTGGATTGCTAGGCAAAGGATTAGCAGCTTCAATGCCAAGATTGGGGTCAGCATTAAAGGGATCTAGTGTGATTACGCCTGGGAATATAGGTGCCACTGCAGGATCATCTGCATTAATGCAAGAAGCATTAAATGAAAATCCTGATGATACACTAGCTGCTATTGGATCTGGATTAGCAGGTGGTATTGGTGGAGGATTAGCAGGAGGTCTGGGAGGAATGACTAGCTCAGCATTTGCTAGAGGCTTTTCTAATGCTGATTTACCAAAAGGGCAAACTAGGACATTGGGGCAATCTTTGCTTCAAGGTGCTAAAAATGTTGGCCATGAAGCAAAAGAATTAAGTCAGGTTGCTGGTGAAAAATTTGGAAATCTCACCGGGATCAAGCCTGGAAGAGTAGAAGATTTTGAAATAGCTGGTGTTAATCCATTAATGAGTGATGTAACCGATAATAAACTTATTAAAATGGGAACGCATTCATTAGAGAACTTACCATTTAGCCATTCTATTGTGGGCGATGCTAAAAAACAGCAATATTCTCAGATGAAAGATGCTTTAGATGTTGATAATGCATTAACGCGTCGTCGTGCAGGCGCATTGGCATCTGAAGGTGCTAAGTCCTATAAGGAATCCAAAGAAGCCCTTCATAACCCCATATTTGCAAGAATAGAAGCAGATCTAGAGCGGATGCCGGATACCAATGTTAGACCGAGTCATACATTAGGATTTTTTGAGCAACTGGTCAAGAAAAACAAAAATGGATTAATGGATAAAAAGTTTGCTTCTACGCCTGTTGGTAAGGAATTGAATGAGCTTCGCAAAGAAGCGTCTATTTATGGGGGAGAAATCCCTTATGAATCATTAAAGCAAACTTTAGAGAATATAAATGATAAGATTACTACCCATGGATTGATTGGCAAGAATTCCCAAGGGAAATTAAAGCATTTAGCTGATGTTATTGCTCAGGATATTGATTCGAGTTTAGAGACAAAGTTTAAAGCTTTAGGTGGAGATGCTTATTCTAATTGGAAGAAAGGTCGTCATCTATATAGAGAATATGTAACCGATGATGTTCCTAATTTAAATGAAATGTTTAAAAAGGATAAAAAGGGCGCGATTAGCTTATTTGAAGATTTGGTAGGAAATAACAAAGTTAGTGGTGCAAAAGCCAAGTTGATTATTTCTCAATTAGATGAGAAAGATCAGGTGGACTTGATGAATTCTTTTCAAAAGCGATTGGGTTCTCAAGCGGATGGCCCTTGGAGTATGGCAAGATGGGGCACTGAATTTAAGAAATTAGATGATGAAGCCAAGGATATTATCCTATCGCCTTTAAGTAGTGCGAATAAGAAAAAAGTAGAGGCATTAGCGGATGTGGCTGACCATATAAAAGATACTTTAAGGGAAGCTAACAGTTCTAAGACAGGGTATTATACGACTTTAGGTGGATTGGTTTCTACCAATACACTTGCTTTAGCAAATGGAAATTTTTCTATACCGGCATCTACTCTTGGTACACTATTACTAGGAAAAATAGGCGCTCATGCTATCACCAATCCTAAGATTATCAACTGGGCTTATCAAGGAATGAGATCGAAGGATCTCTCCCATTATATGCGTCATCTATCAAGATTAGAGCATATGGGAGGAATCCATCGAACGGTTAAAACCGAAGTACAACGATTTATTAATGATATTAATGAAGCTCGTCATTAGGGGGCTTTCGCCCCGTCATTTTATATACGATACCGGGATATTCATCATCAATCATAAATAAGAATAGCGTTCCATAGGATGTAAATCTACTATCAAGCATATAGTCCATGAGTAGGACTAGACCAAACCAGAATGCGGTTTTCATGGATTTTGACAATGAAAATTTTTATAATCATAATACCACCCATTTGGACCGTTTGGATGATTTGGATAGCAAACCCATAACCTATTGAGAATCGGGTCGGTTACATACTGAATGGGCAGAGCACATCCCCTATAGTTACGAGAGGGATCAGAGTTAGAGGAAGAGGGATCAGAGTTAGAGGAAGGCGTACATCCAGCCGTAAAGGTTCCATTGTAGCAATCTGCGAAGTAATTAAATGGTGGATTTCTAAACGTGCATACTGCGTCCCATATATCATAGAAGACCCCCGCAGATGGGAAAGCGGTACGGGTAGTGGATCTAGAGGAGCTTCCCGCATGAGATGGTGAAGGTGAAAAAGTAGCTGTAACCGAAGATGTCATCGACTCCAATGCGCTCATTGAGCTTGAAAACGTAGAGCTCAGCGATCTAGATAAGGATTGAGACCAAGACGGCGAAGGGGTTGGAGAGGGAAAGGGAGAGTGTGACGCTATACTACTCCATGACCTTGATAAGGAGCTCGTTACCGATTCAGTAATGTTATTAATAAAAGAAGGAATGGGCGACACAGATGGCATATTAGGAACATCATGATGACTATCTTCACCACTGGTAGCTGACACAATGGCATAGGTTACAGCGGCCGTAGTTGCCACAACTGTTGTTACCGCTGCGGCGCCATACCAAAATCTTTTGCTCTTATACCAAGGAGTATGCGAAGTAGGTTTAGAAGGTTGGTCAGCTGTGACATCTACCATCTCAACCTCAAGAGGCTCATATCCTCCCTTTTTGTGCGCTACAGCTTGTCTATCAAATGGATTAATATCTTCCAGTCTTGTTTCTTCCATCATTCCATAAACGCTTGAAGAGACTGCCCCTACCAACAGTGCACATATTAATAATTTAATTTTTTTCATTTTTATTTTCCTTTTTTTTGTTGTGTTGTTCGGCTAAAACCCTTCTTACTTCGTATTTCATAAAATCGCCGAACAACTCTGCCGGTAGTGTCCCCTTGTGTAAAAATATACTCAATAAAGGATTTTTTGTCAAGGATTTATTTATCATTTTTTTATCTGCTCCATTATTTTATTTTAAGCCGAATAATTAAACCCTGTGAAACCGCCTTCCGGTATTCCTTCCGCCGCGCTTATCGGTATTAATATTGACCTGCAATTAAAATGGTTAGGCGGGTCAAATTTCGCGCTTGTCAAATCATCAATAGCGCGTGTCTGTCCGTCAAGTTTACGGCATATATCAGTTGTCCTATCGTCCATTACCGCGCTATATAAAAATCCTATTACCTCGCTGTTATTTTCTGCTGCAATTTTACGCCCCATATTTACAGCAAGTGGAATTATAGATGAGGCGTCAAGGTTATTATCGTTGTCAAGATAATCAAGCCCTGCCGCGCGCGCTGCTGCTATTACAACATTTTTTTGCTGTGTATCAAGCGGTTTGTTCAGCGGATAAAAACTCGCTTCGGTGGTCGCGGCTCCGGCTACGCGCTTTTTAAGGTCTGCTATTTTATTTTCAGATATTCTCTTTGCGTTATTTTTAACCCACGCATATGCGCCCGCTGCTAATTTTTCGGTATCTGCAAACTTATCTGTTTTGGCTTTTAATTCGGTGTTAACTTGTTCCTGCCCTTTTAATACGCTTTTTTTGATTAATCCGGTCAGTATGTTTTCAAGTTCTTTTACTCCTTCCGGTTCCAAATTTAAAAGCACGTTGTAAATATCCCCGTTGTCCGTTATTGTGCGCTTGCGTAACTCAAATATATATTTATCAAGTATCTTGCTTAGCTCGGATTTTAAAATAATTTTAAAATTATCTGACTGATTATCAAAGTCTTTTTCTATCTGTTCAAAGTTAGCCTTTTCCTCGTATTTGTTTAAAGCGCGTGGCTTGTCAGCAAATACATCTGTTTCCGTGTCTTTGTCTGCTTCTTTTTCTTTTTCCTCTTCTTCTATTTCGTTTTCTTCTTCTGTGTTTTCTTCCGCTTTGTCCGGTTCGTCTTTATCCTGTACGGTTTTATCCGGTACAGGCGTAGCGGGTTTATTATCAACCTTTAAATCTTCTGCAAGCGGATATTTAAACGATGAGCATATATCCAATTTACGCGGCGTTAATTGGGCGATAGAAGCGGATAAAATGCGGCGTTCTGACGAAATCATAGGCGCGTTAGAGTTTGCATTTAAAATGCCTATATTATCGGCGTTATGGGATTTTGAGGCGGGTATTCCGGGTGATAAATTATCTGAAAAAATAAAAGACGCATGCGTTTGGCAATTTTTTAAAGGCATGAAAAAAACATGGACTGATTTATTAACTGAATATATGTCAATAATAACTTACGGATTTTATTTATCAGAACCTTTAACTGCGATAATTGATGATCCGGTAATAGGCAAATCGTGGGGGTTTAAAGACTTTGCGTTTCGTTCGCCAAAAACCATTGAAAAATGGAACGTTGATAAAGATTATAACCTTGAAAGTGTATACCAGATGGCAACAGGAATTGATAATTCATTTACCGGGAATATACCCGCTAATAAATTAATGTTAATATCTTTGAATCGTGAAGGGAATATGTTTGAAGGACGTTCCCCATTTCGGTCTGCTGG